GGGCGTAGGCGCTGGGGGCTTCGCCGATGAGATCGTGACCGGTCCATCCATGCGCGAGCTGATCGACAACGGCTTCCTGTCTCCGTACCGGATATTTGCGCCGCCGAATGCGCTTGACCTGTCTGGGGTGCGCACCAGGGCGGGGGATTACGCGAAAGATCAACTGGCCGTTGCCGTTGATAAGCCGACGATCACGGGCGATGCCGTGGCTCATTACAGGCGCTTGGCGACCGGCAAGCGAGCTGTCGCCTTCTGCGTATCGGTCAGCCACGCCGAGCACGTTGCCGCCGAGTTTCGCCAAGCCGGAATAGCGTCCGAATTCCTCGACGGGAAAATGGATGCAGCCGAACGCGAGAAAACCATCGCCCGGTTCGAATCCGGCGAAACGCTGGTGTTGTCGTCATGCGACATCGTGAGCGAAGGCTTCGATCTGCCAGCGATTGAAGTCGCTATCCTGCTGCGCCCTACCGAGAGCCTGAGTCTGTATCTCCAGCAAGTCGGTAGAGCGCTGCGCACATTCCCCGGCAAAAAATGCGCAATCATTCTCGATCACGTGGGCGCGGTGGCGCGCCATGGCCTGCCAGATGAAGACCGAGACTGGTCACTGGACGGTGTGCAGCGCCGCCGCCGCGCAGCCAACGACAACGAGCCTGGCGTCGACCGCGTGACCACCTGCCCGAAGTGCTTCACGGTACACCTACCCGCGCCACGGTGCCCGACTTGCGATCACGTGTATCCAGTCAAAGAGCGCGTGGTTGAGAGCGCCGAAGGCAACCTGATCGAGATCACTGGCGACCAGCTAGAAGCACTGCGCCGCCAGAAACGCGCCGAGCAGACTGGCGCGAAGACGCTCGATGACCTGATCGCTGTAGGCCGCTCGCGCGGGATGAAACAGCCCGAAGCCTGGGCGCGCCATGTGTTGCGTGCGCGGATGGCGAAGTATGGGGCGCGAGCATGACCTGCCTCGGCTGCCAGCGGTGCGAGACCGACCCCATGGTGACGCTGATCGACGGCAGGAAGGTGTGCAGCTACTGCCCGGACTGGCGGCTTGAGTGCGAAGCCAGGCAAGTGGCGGCCATGCCTACACTGGAGCAAAGAAGAGCCTACATGGTGGAGGTGCAGAAAAGGCGCGGCCAGGCCGCTTATTTGGAGCTTGCGCGAATAGTTTCTGTTGTTTGGAAGCAACCATAGGGTATATCCCTATAAAATACTATTTACAACGTAAATAAATAAGCGTATAGTTATCTACATGGATAGCAATAAAGCTAATCCTACACCAAGGAGCAAAAAATGAATACGTACTACGAAACGACTAAACACAGTTCTGGTTTTGTTGCCGTTCGGGAGAGTGGAACCAAGTACGCTCAACCTGGTAAACGTATCAAGGCCACGCCAAAGCTGCGTGAGCTGGCCAAAATTGGAGCGATACCAACGTTGAGCCCGATAGCCTCTGGTCTTGGCTATTTATAAATATTTGCCCAAATTAAAAATTCTCAAGAATTGAGACAAGTATGAGTGCATTATTACTCGTCAATAGTGCCCCTCAAACAGCACAATTGATCATTCTCGAAGACAAGCCAGTCGATATTACATTCGATGATTTTGTTAAAGCAGCCAGTTGGGGTGACTATGATTTACATGATGGGCAAACCCGTTAAGACAGCCAAACCGGCCGCGCCAGTAGTCGTGCCAGTAGTTTCCAAGGCGGCACCGAAAGCCAGGATTCAGCCAGTCCAGTGCGAGCTGAGCCAAACAGAGCGCAAGCTGGCCAGGATTTACGGACGCTTGCCATTCAGTTTTGCAAATAATTGGGATGCTCGATTAGAGCCGCCCGCTTGAAAGGAATTTGCTATGAACATGAAAGAATTGATGTGGTGGACGATTGCAGCAAGCCAGTTCGGCCTGCTGATGTATATGACATTCGTGATGTAAGAGGTGAGAAATGACTGATATCAAAGAGTTTTTCAAACTGTACTTCCCAGCATCAAAATTCAGACGAGCTTGGCAAAACGCCATTGCTTTTTTTGCGCCCGACGGCGACCAGGCTGAACTCGACGCATTGCAAGCGACCATAGACGACCTAGAAAGACAGCGGTGGATTATTTCACAACAATTAACATTTGTGAGATGGGAGCGCGCACGCAAGATGCAGGAAATAAAATGAAGCACGCGATCCTGATAGCCGTGCTCATCATGTTTTGCTTCGTTGTTGTATTTATCACGAAAAAGATGAGCGAAGACGGTGGAAGTATATTCAGCCTGCTGGGCGCTAAGGCGCATTGTGGCATTTATTGTTTAATGAGGTGAGAGATGAGTGATTGCAAACTGCTAGAGCAAGCGCTGGAAATACTGGAGCGCGACAGCAAAGAAACTATTCTAGGGCATAAGCCGCACATGATCGTTGCAGCCTTTGTCCACGCAGTTGAGAATGAGAAACTGCTCGCCACCTTTCAGAAACTCAGAGACGAGTCGCACACAATCGTAGGCGCAAGCGACGATTACAAGCAAGGGCGTGAGATGGGTATTCAATTGTGTATTAACGAATTGATTAGAGGCGAAAAATGACTAGAGACTACTTAGTTAAACAACTAGAGAAAGCAGAGCGCCGGAGCGGGGGAGGGGAAGCCGTGAGCGACCGACAGATCATTGAAGCACTTCGTGAAGCGGCAGAAACGCTATCGTGGTGCGAGCGAAAAATGAAAGACTTGTGTGCCGGGCGCGATGATGTTGCAGGCGTTGCATTGGCCGCAGGCCGCGCATTTGACGCCATGCGAGAGGTTGAAAACCGCGCCGCCATTGCAAAAGCAAGGGGTGAGAGATGACTGGCCACATCATACTAACCCGCGCTGAGGCGCAACACTTGCTCAAAGCGCTAGAAGTGGCGACAACTCCGCTGGCAAAAGACAGACAGGAAGTACTGCGGGCGCAGGCCGTTCTGCGCGCTCGACTAGCGCAGCGAACGACACCGATATTTGAAATCGTTGCAGCGTGACTATCCGGCGGGTAGAATCGCCGGGTGGCAGCCAATCGTGAAACCCGCTCAGTACAAAACCCCGCATTGCTTGCAGTCGGTGCCAGGCCGGATGTTCTCATCTGGCGCCAGCAAGCGGGGATGTTTCGCGCCTACGATGACCCCAGCCGGGTGGTGCGCGTAGGCCAGCCAGGCATGGCCGATGCCGGTGCCATCGTGGCCGTCACCATTACCCCGGACATGGTGGGCAAGACCATCGGCGTAGCAGTACAGCCCGAGTTCAAGACCACACGCGGCCAGCAAAGCGAAGCGCAGAAAAGCTGGCAACACGCCGTCACGCAACGTGGCGGTATTTACCAGATCGTGCGCAATTACCAAGACATGATCGACCTTGTGGCGCGAGTACAACGCGGGGACTGGTAGCACTTGCACTGCTTTGTGCATTTGCTATACTGTTTACGTTGTAACTATGGAGCGTCACAATCAGCCGATGTGACGTTGTGCAGTTCAGGACCAGGCCGGTTAGTCCATTCTGGAGCCTGCCAGCAAAATAGAGAAGGGACAAAATAGGCTGTAACTACTAAGGAGAGCTGTACCGCCGCCCCGGCGGTTCCGGGGCACCACCAAGGAAAATAATGAATCAATTCGAACTCGTGGACGATGAATCCACATTTTTTGCACCAGTATCTACCAGCGTTTTGGACTCACTGATCGGTCAATACGACGCCACCAAAGCCCGCATCCTGTCGCTGTCCGAAACGGTAACGGGCGAAGTCGCTGAGACCGTTCACTACTTTCTGGAGGCGGCCAAGGTGCGTGACCGACATCACAGCGCGCCATCGGTCAGCGAGCTATTCAACGCACAGCGCGCCGTCGCCGCACTCAATTCCGGTTACTGGAGCAAGGCGCTCCAGCTTACCGATGTGCTGGACTACATGCCCCAGGCGCGCCGTGACGAGTGGCACAAGACCATCAGCGAACACAAAGCGCCGGAATTTACCGCCGAGACTGTCCGGGCAACGCTCACGGACTTGCTGAGCAAGCGCAGCCAGTTTCTGGCCGAGCGCGTGGACGGCATATTTCGCAACCTGTCCGGTGAGCACGTGACTAACGCCCCGGAGGGCTTCGGCAAGCGTATGATTATCGGCTTCGTGCTCAACAGCTACTACAGCACGAACCATGGCCGCGCCGGATACATCAACGACCTGCGCGCGGTGATCGCCAAATTCATGGGACGCGACGAGCCGAAGTGGACAGCCACATCGAGCCTGATAGACACCCTGAAACGTAACTGGGGGCAATGGGTAACGGTTGACGGTGGCGCGCTACGGATGCGCCTGTACAAGAAAGGCACCGCGCACCTTGAAGTACACCCAGACATGGCCTGGCGACTGAATTGTGTACTAGCCCAGCTCTACCCGCTCGCCATCCCCAGCCAATTCAGAAAGCGCCCGGAGCGCAAGGCCAAGGCCGTGGCCGCGATCATGCGCCCGTTGCCGTTCGCCGTGATCAACCGGTTGTATGAGTTCAAGCGCGACAAATACAACAACAAGTGGTCATTCTGGCGCGCGGAGGTTGACAAACACGTCGAGCAGCAAGCGCGCCAGGTCATCGAGAGCATGGGCGGTGTCCGGGATAATGACTGCTACCACTTCGACTACGACCCCACCGATGTGCTCGATGAGATCATCAACAGCGGATGCGTACCCGACCACAAATCGCACCAGTATTACCCTACCCCACCAAGCTTGGCCAAAATTGCCGTAGAGCTGGCCGAGATCGGCGAGGGACACACCGTGCTGGAGCCCAGCGCCGGCCAGGGTGGTCTGGCGGACATTCTGCCCGGTCACACCGTATGCGTGGAGCTGAGCAAGCTGCACTGCAAGGTGCTGCAAGCCAAAGGCAAGACCTGCATCGAAGCTGATTTTCTAGCGCATCAGTTTGCCGAGCGCTTTGACCGTATCGTGATGAACCCGCCGTTCGACCAAGGCCGGTGGCAGGCACACCTGGAACGCGCCGCCAGTCTGGTCAAGCCTGGTGGGCGGCTGGTAGCGATCCTGCCATCTGGCGCCAAGAATCGGAGCCTTAACCTGCCAGGCATGAACCTGAGCTGGCATGGTCCCTACGATAAGGAATTCCAAGGCACAGGTGTATCCGTGGTCATTCTGGTGGCGCAAAATAATTACAGCCCCATAGGCCAGTGATTACAACGTATAATTACTTCATGACTGATTCTAAACAACGACAGGACGAACTCAGGCAAATCCTTAGCGGATTACCTGAGCCTACGAACATCGCCAGGATGCGCAGGATCGCTGAGATACTGCACATCCGCGAGGGAACGGTGCGCGGCTGGCTTCTCAAAGACCCACACCGGCACATCCCGGCCAGGCAGTTGGGGATGCTCAAGGACGCACTGCGTAAGAAGTCCTGACCAATCTATTCACCCCTGCTTACTGGGCGCGGCTGGGGTGTTTTCATGTGTAGCGCTCGGAGAGGGTTTTATATGGAAATCAGAGCTAGGGAGCAGTGGCGCATCGAGCGCCTGGAAAAAGCCTTTAGGATCGTGTGCTCGATCCTGCACCTCGATGCAGCGCAGATGCACGCGCTGGTCAATTCAACCGATGACCGGAGCGGCAAGCTGGTGGTGGTCTGGAATCATCCGACCACCGACGCGCAAGTCCGTGCCTGGTCTGTCGCATGGGAGCTTTGCGGGGAACATGCCGGCAATGCAATTCACCACGTCCTTGCGTGAGGGGGTATGCATATCCACGACATCATCGAACAATTCCGCGCCGCCATGGCGCAGGCCGGTCTTAAATTCACTGGCGAGATCAAACCGGACGCGCAAAAAATCCAGCGATTCAGCGTAGATGAAGACCGCCGAAGCGCACTCACCGGCTGGTATATTCTCTACACCGATGGCATCCCCGCTGGCGAATTCGGATGCTGGAAGCGCGGCATTCAATCAACGTGGTGCGCGAAGTCGCCTGCCGAGATCACACCCGCCGAGCGCGAAGCTATCGAGCAGCGCAGGCGCAAAAATGAGGAAGACCGCAGGGCAATTCAGGACGAAGCGCACAAAGCCGCCGCCGAGTTGGCAGGTATCATGTGGGACGCTGCCGAGCCCTGCACCACTCACCCGTACCTGACCCGCAAGGGCATTCAGTCGCACGGCCTGCGCACCGCCACATGGCGCAAGACGACCCCCAACGGCGAGGTAGTCGTTGAGAATGCCTTGCTGGTGCCCGTGCGTGACGGCAGGAAAATTGTCAGGATTTTCTGCCCGGTGGCAAAAAGCGCGGCTGTTTCTACCCTATCGGCAAACCCGCCGAGGACGATCAGCAGCCTACTATCTACATCGGCGAAGGGTATGCCACCTGCGCCAGTATCCACGAAGCCACCGGCTGCCCGGCCATCGTGGCGTTCGATGCAGGCAACCTGCCATCAGTCGCCGAGCGCATTCGCGCCAAATTCCCGACCGCCAAGATCGTCATCGCTGCCGACAACGACCGCTGGACTGTACCCACACCCGACAAGCCCAACACAATCGAGAACCCTGGCGTTCACTACGCCACACGCGCCGCGCGTGAGATCGGCGCTGCCTTGGTGATACCGGACTTCAAAAACCTCGACAGCAAGCCGACCGATTTCAACGACCTCCACAATCTGGAGGGCATCGAAGCGGTGCGACAGTTTTTGTCACCCCAGCCAGCGAACGACAACGTACCGGCTGAGCGCCCTGCGACACCCCCCGCCGCCATTGACTGGTTCAGCCCGTTCCCGGACATCAACGGCAAAGGCAAGCCTATTGCGACCATCGAGAACATCGAGGAAGCGCGCCGCCGGTTGGGCGTGGTGGTGCGATACAACGTGATCCGCAAAGACCTCGAATTGCTTATCCCGAACGCATCGTTCAGCATCGACAACA